AAATACTCACAGACTGTGACAAATGTGAATCTAAAGACACACTAAAAAAAATATTAAGTGTGCCATTTTATGGTTCTAAAATATTATCTCCTGATCCTACTCTAGAGATCGGCGAGATTACAAAAGAATATATTGAAGAAAATCGTGAGTTGTTAAAACAACAGCAAGAAGAGTTAAAGAACAAAAAGTATGACAAGAAGTGAATTAGTATTATCCGGAATCCTTTTGGTTTCTGTATTGTTGAATGTGGGCATTTTTGTTTATGCGCGGATCGCCATAACAAAATTATTAAATAGTGCCGAAGAGTTGTGGGATCTACAGCAAATGGTGGACTCTTTTGCGGAACACCTAGAGACGGTGTATGAATTAGAAACATTTTATGGAGATCAAACTCTCCAAAATTTGTTAGCACACGCTGTTTCATTCAACGAGCACTTAGAGACTTTTGAACACATATATTCATTAATAGAAGAGGAAGAGGATGTCGAACCAGACCAAAGAAGTAGCGAAAGCGAAGAAAAAGAACAGACGTAAAAAGAATCATTATTTTACACAGATACACGAAGATGCAATCGTTCGCTACTCACAAACAACATGCATTCGTGAAAGAACCGAACTATATGTGAAGTGGATTCAACCAGCTTTTAATGAAATGGTTGATAAAATTGTTTTTACATATAAGTTTACGACGTTGCCCAATATTGACTCTTTGCGCGACGAATGTAAAATTTGGTTAATGACCATAGTAGATAAATATGATCAAAGTAAAGGCTCCAAGGCCTTTTCTTATTTTAGTGTTATCACCAAAAATTGGTTTATTCATAAAGTTAAAAGACAGCAAAAGCGCAACAAACGCGAGATTGATTATGACAATATTGCCAAGAAATATGAAGAACAGTATCTTTCCACGGATGAATCTTATCTAAGCAATCGTGAAATAGATGAATTTTGGGAATATTTTTATAAAGAAATTCAATCGTGGGATGCATCTCAAATGAAGGAAAACGATTATAAAGTATATCAAGCCATCAATATTCTATTTGAGTCAAAGGAAGACATTGAGATTTTTAACAAGAAAGCTATTTATTTATATCTGCGAGAAATCACGGGCTTGAATACCAAACAAATCGTGAATTCACTAAAGAAATTTAGAAAGAAATATCAAACATTTAAACAAGATTGGGAGAAAGGAGCACTGTGACCGTCAAAAATTTAGATACTTTGATCAGCGAGGCCCTCGACAATATCCGCAGTGATCGAAAGATGGCTCGGGAGTTCCTAAACGAAATCGCCAACCAAATATCTATAGACGCAGAACAGAACAAGTACCTCAGCCCTGTAGCTGCCAAACATATTGAAACCATGCAGCGATCCAACGAGCAGCTTGTAAAAATAATCAGCTTAAGCCAAAAAGGTCAAAAGCAGGGTTTTGAATTATCAGAAGATGACAAAAACAATCTCTTTGACATGATTCAACAATCACCGGCAGGGCAAGACTGATGTCAGCTTGGGATTGGAGCGAATTTACGAGTGGCCATGCAGGCCTTAGTTTGTTAGGTCGTTCTATCCGCGACTCAATAACTGTGGACGTACTGGAGGGCAAAGATGATTTTGTAGCAGTAGCTCTCACAGACTTGTTTCCCTTAAGCGCCGAGCAAATGATGGGTATCGATGCTGCCAGCACCAGTGTCAGTAGTCGCGGAAACCCGCGTTACGGATTTCACGGGAGAGCCCTGGGCCCTCAGTCGCCCGTTTCATGGCTGCCCGATCCATGTGATCCCGCCCGTGCCGGCACCTCTCCGGAACAAAAAGCCACAAACTGGTGGCTAATTAAAGCCCANACGCTTTTTTATACCACCAGCACAGATGATAGTTTTAATATTACCCGCGGAGACAAAGTACACGTTAGGTTTGATCACCTGGGAGATCCTCCTTATAGATATAATGTAAAATATGGAAAAATCATAGGTGTTGCCGCTCACGAAAATCCACAGGACCAAGGTGAGTGCGCGTCGTTGATAGACTTATTCGGCAGCATCGCGCGCGGCGCTGTTCCAATTAGTGCCGGCTCCACAGGAACAACCCCTTGCGTGCTGGACTCAAGCGGTATGTGNGTACGTACGAGCACCCGCATCGGCCAATTCGTAACCTTCCCCGTTGACGTGAGCGGCTTGCATGCAGATGCACGAGCAGGCTTCCAGGGCCTCATCGATATGGTCAATGGTTGGGGTAACGGTTGGGGTGTTGATAAGTTCACTAGTGGGCGCCGTTCTGTGTATCATCAGGCAGATCTGCTTAAGGGAGGAGCCCCCGGCGCTGTTGGCGCGCCCTGCTATTCCGACCATCAGTATGGCGCCGCCATAGATATCATTTTTAAAGGCCCGGGCCGCCCGTCGTGCCCGCCGGGCGGTTTTAAAACGTGCCAAGCCTATGGAGACTGGGTCAAGAAGAATATCGCCCAGCACCCGCAGGTCCCCTCCGACGTAAAATTCAGCGGTTATGGATTTAAGCAGAGTGACTTTGTACATTGGTCACACACCAACGCCAGGACGATCGTTGGCAACGCAAAACAAAAGTGCATAGACTATTATTATAACACAGACTGGAGAAACACCAAAGGGTACNNTAATTGGCCCGCCCCTTTGGGNNCCACGGGCNGCANGCCNNNNCNNGNCGCGGCCANGGCCCACGCGCGCNAGTGGCCAAAANNAGCATTAGAATCCAACGCGGAAAACTTGCTCATGATAGAACGAGATCNCCCNCCCGGGCCCTGATTGTTATATACAATAAAATGGCATACTTAGACTTAAAAAACCGTGTATTATTGTAATTATAATAGAAAAAAGTTTTCAATTTTGAAGGATATATAAATATGAGCAGCGGCAAAACCCCCCTTGGGCCCTCGAAGCCATTCGAGGCCGTGAGCAGTGGGCAATACACTGAGAATCCCCCGAAATCCGGCCTTCTACACACAATATTATCGCAAGATAGTAAAGGACGCTTTCAACCAAATTTTAAAAAAGCGGATAATGAGAAAATTGTACAAAATAACGGCGCCTACATTGTTTTAGGTACAGATCGGCCCACTAGTCTAACTTCGGGGAAAGGAGCGTCGGGTGGAGACGGCGCCGCGAGCATTGATTTGGTGGTCGGGCGCATGGACAACATGAATCCTAACGCAAAGAAGGAAGTCAACTGGGTGGATAATAGTTTTTCGGCCGACTCCGCTCGAATTTATATTGCGCAATTAACTGATGTAGATTCTGCCTTTTCTCTGGCCCCAGGCCTCATGGGCTCCGATCGTGATCGTTCTGCTATTGGAATCAAGGCGGACGGAGTTAGAATTATTGGGCGCGCCGGCATTAGACTGATAACTGGAGTATCCGATGGAGTAACGCCAAAGGAGACATTAGCGCGCGACGGTTCACTCAAGCAGCCAGCCCCAACCATCGAATTTATTGCCGGCAACAACACAGACAACGAAATTATTTGGGGAGGTTTGTTTAATCCGCGAGAAGAACTTGTAAAATTACAACCCATCGTCAAGGGGTGGAATTTGCAAGATGCGCTCCTTGAGTTGGTGCAGATTGTTGAGCACCAGGCTGGCGCGATATCGAATTTGGCTTACTGGCTGGGAATCTCGAATAACGCATTAAGTACCTGGGCTAGTACCTCTCTGACCGGCGCCCCCGCCGCCGTCATAGGTGCGCTTACCAGCCTTAAAGTAATGACCGACTTCCACCTCCCCTCTTACGCCACCCGCACAGCCTTCATAACATATAGGGGTAATTTTTTGGTACCCGGCGGCCGCAAGTTTATCGGCAGCTACAACGTTTATACCACATAGGAAAGAAAAAATGGCAGATTCTAAATTTTTAAAATGGCAAGATAAAAATGGCGACATGTTGCCGGATGTGTGTCCGGACGTGGTTAAGCCAGCCGTCGATGCATGCTTAAATTGCTCTCCCAATCCTACCGCTATCGTTCCCAAATGGAAAAAGGGAAAACGAAAGCATCCTTTCTTGAATGAACAAACATGTATGTATCAGGTGGGATGGCTCACACCCGAAACAACCACTGGTGCCGTAGCCGATAACACTGCAAAACAAAACGATAAATTATTAGATGAGATTTTCAGTAAATATAGTGATGAAGCGATCAAAGAGGCATTAATACATTTCAACAAAGATAGTAAAACACCCTCCATTGAAACAGTTAAAGAGGCATTAGAATATACAAATTATTATTTGGATCCTCGCCCGGGCTCATATCTTAAATTATTGTATTCTTTTCCGTTTGATGTGCTCTTCAATCTGCCGGATGCAGCAGAGGAAGAAGAGGAGGAAGAAGAAGATACGGGCGGCGAAATTGTAGTATCTTATACAGCGCACGAGGCGCTTATAAATAATATTCGAGTACGCAAAGGCCTTGGTCTCTACGGAAGATATTTAGCCGTGTACCAAACCATGGAAGGTGGCAATTTGCTTTATCTTCATGATAATCGCGTGTTTAATCTAAGAACGTATGGTACCCAGCCATTCCTCTGGGCCACCCCGGGCAAAATGGAACGAGTCCTCAATGATTTAGATGAATGGCTTGTGAATAGGGGATATAATTTGCCCAACACAGGCGCCTGGTTCCAAGGTGGTGATGCAGTCAAAACTCTAGAGTTCACCTTTGATTCCAAACAATATACAGCAGCGGACGGAACTACGACTGTTTATCCGTTTAAATTAAAGCGACTTGTGATTACTACTCAAGAATGCGAGGGAGTTACATTCAAGAAAGGTCAATTGGCGTCCTTAAACGCGACTGAGTCATGGCAGGATGCTACAGCGGTCGCTTATTTTGCCCGCATGCGTGAGCTACATGCCGCCATGTCAGCCCGCGTAGAGCAACCGTGGCTCGAAGTTTTGAAAGATTTTACATATCCCCCCATTCATGCCACGATTAATGCTGGGCATGCCGATCTCGTTGCCAACGAAGGTGAAACCACGCTCGGCGTCTTCACGTGTATTGGAGACGCCCTAGCCCAAGAAGGAAAACAGCTAGGCCAAGATGTATTAAATGAGTTTTTTAGTATCGCAGACGCCGTTGCTTATGAGTGGCATAAGAAAAATTGTCAAAGTGATGAAGAGGAAGTTCGTGCCAGTGACGCCGAAGCGGGTCAACCAAGCGGCACTCCCCCTAGTCGATCCGGTACCCCCAAGGAAGGTTTATGGGCAACAGCGCGAACCCAGGCATTCCAACAAGTAGACAGCAGCGACCAGATTTACTCACAAATATGTGCCAAACTTCTACTTGCTGGCGGAAAAATCAAAACCGGTAGCTCCCCATGGAAGGCGTTAAATGATTTTTCTACAGAAGGATTTAACCGTATTGCAGTATGTGGCTTTGCCGATTTACTATTAGAAGGTATACAGTGTTTGTTTGGTGGTCTTTCACTTCAAGAAGCGCTTTCTCGAATGATTAGAAGTGCTCTCGAAGCCATGGCCATCCGCGATTTTGGGCGTCTTTTCGTAGGTCTTCCACCAGATAAGCAGGCCGAATTGGACGCCAAAGTACAAGAAACCCTGGCTAAAAAATCTCTTTTTCCTCCTGATTTTGGCACCACAACATATAAATCACAATCACCAGATATAGGAGTTACAGGATTAGGCGGAGGAACAGAAGAAGAAAAAGACAAGCAGCAAGGAAGATTTTTTGGGAGATATACTGCTATTCGTCCTTGGGAAAACCCCGATTTTGTAAAAGAAAGCGATGAAAAAGCCCGAGAGCAGGGCCAAGGTAATTTTGTATCCGTCCATGCCTCCGAACAGCGCCAACCCGCCACACGCAGAACCTTAGCTAAAAAATTAGAAGCCCCGCTGGGCCCGGCCGAAGACTGGAATTCTGATACACTGATGAATGAATATATTTTGGCACTACTTGATATATATCAAGAAAATTATTTGGAATTATTAGATGAGCTAAACAAGTTCCCAGGCGCCCAAATTATTGCATTTATTTTTGCTCAAATTAGTTGTCCCCGACCACCATTGTTTAACCCAGGAATTGATGATTTTATTAAGAGCTTGGGTCTTCCATTCTGCCGCAATACAAACCCCATTGTAATGCCTTACCTTGATAACCCTTTCCTATATCTTCCTTCTATTAAAGATTTGCTGAGCAACTTATTCAAGGCGGTGGGGGCAGCCTTTATGGAAGCAGTGCGGGAATCAATTAAGTTGATTCTCAAAAAAGTGTGTGAAGTTCTAGGAGACGCTATTTGTCATGCGCTGGAAACCGTAGGAGATTTAGCCGCTTCATTACCAGACATGATTGCTGGGCGCTCTACTTTCTCCGACGTCATTAAAGAATCCATTTGTGGACCTGACGCCGACGATGACTTGGTTAATGACACAATTGCACAATTGATGAATGATCTCGGCCCAGGCGGAGCAGCCATGGCGAATCCTGGGCGCGCCCTAACATTTGCAGAAGATATCTCCTCTGCCGCCACCAAGAGCGAACTATTGGGAGCAATGCTCGGGGAAGCAGGAACAGACGACTATTTGGCAGCTGTAGATTCTATTATTGAATATGAGTATCCCGAATTTAGAGATGCTCTCCCGGGCATCGGGTCAATTGAGAGCTTTTTTAACAACGTAGGTAACCTTACCCCACTCCCCTTCCGTGCAGAGATGAGAGAAGTATACCGCGGATTAACCCCAGAACAAGCAGCCGAGCCCATTAATCCTACCTTGTGTGCTACTCCAGAGAAACTAGAGAGCTTCAAAGAGTTGAGATGTCAGCTTTTGGATGGCCGCGCAACCCCCGAACAATGTGAACAAATGTTTGATGACTGGAGAGGCACTCTCGTGGACGATTTGGGCACATTGGCAGACGCGCTGCAGCAGGGAAACGCTGGCAACGATCCANTTAAAGACAAGCCTCTTTTTTCAGATCCTGGCTGCAACAANGGCTTTCTCCCGCGTGAGCCCGAAGTTATGGAAGCGGTCGGTGGACAAGGACTGGCCAGCGGCCTGGACAAATTGAAAATTGAATATTCAGTAGACATGCTAGGCGACGGACCACGCCAGAATAACTATGGATTTATAAACATGGCCTTGGCTGACACGCTTGGTAATCCCTACTCAGTTCATCAGACCAAAACCAACGCTAACAAGGAATTTGTGGATTTTTATGTAAATCCAAACCCCTGGTCCATTATATCTCCCGTCGACGATCTTCTTTCTGTACAATCTTCTGTGGAAATGCTTTATAAGCAAAAGGGCGCGTTCCCTGAATATGTGGCAGAGTACCTCAAGTATCAATTTGTGAATGCGGGAAATTTCCTTGAAACAGGGAGTCGTTTGTATGTTGCAGATGTTGCCCCCGACTTGGCGTCTTCCTTGAGTTTTAATAGCTCTAATGATTATACTCGCGATGTTATTACTTATGTATCGTTTGCTAGCGCAGAAAATTGGTCAGCGGGCATCCTATCGGTCCCCGATCAAGGTTATAATGTTGAAGTAACAGTGAATTACGAAACTCAGCGATATAAATTTAATAAAAAAGCGCGTAAGGCGCCCCCTGATATAACCTTAGAATTTAGAGATAATGCAAAAGGAAATCGCCTAGGCCCAAACGGTAGCGGCGAACCAGATGCGACCAATGACTGGGGATATGGATTTGACATTCACACCTATATTGCTGACATTTATAAAGATGCAGAAGGAAATTTTGTCAACCGCAGAGACGACAATACTCGGGTTTATGTTACCGATCTTATCAATNATAGTGCCAAAACGCATGGAAGCGATGTAAGTCTTGTTCCGACTGTAACGTTAACGGCGACCGGCTCCAGTGGTGAGGGGGGTAGCGCTGGAGACGAACGCGGGCCCTGGACCTCGCCACCGCCAACCGAGCCCACCGTGGTTACATATCGTAAATATAGTTTTCTTGCCATTGATGATGGTTTAGATATGTTTTTTAATTTAGATGCGATGAATCTAGATGCCGACGTCGCCGACCAGGCGCGGAAGGATTATAATTTAGAAAACTATCCTAATTTTGCAGAAGGATTCGTGCGCCATGTGCCCGAAACCCCCCAGGTCAACTTATTATATGATTTCTTCAACGGAGAAGTGAGCAAAACCCTTATTAAAACTGCCTACGATTCTTTCATGAATGTACAATTGGCAACTATTGCTGGAGACGTCGGCGCCAACGATATTGCGTGGACTTATGGCGCGTCCTTTGACGATCTATCGTTTATCGATTTTCAATATGTGGTACCAGAAGGCACAGACTTGCTCTCGGGCGTCCCAGGCGATCCTATTTCTGAAGTTGAGATCCAAGATTATGATAGTGAGGGTAATCCGGATGGCCCGCGCCCCATTCGTGATAGCGATGCGATTTTGGGAGTTAGCAGGATGCAATTTAATGCCGATAGAGCTATTGAAGCCGGNAACGACCCTATTCGCCCCAACCGCGTTTTCTATCTAGACCCGACACGCTATGGGGCAAACTATATGAATCCGCCGGTATATACGAGCCCCATGACAGGGTCAGGCTGGCTTGGCATAGTGGACTTATTGTTCCCGGAACTCAGCCCCTGCAAGCCTTCTAATACGAATTTAATAGATTTTGCTGACATCGCTAACAAACAGGCGCAAGTCTACACCACAATTCCTGACGATCCTCGCATTTTACAGGATCCTAAGTGTACAGAGGAAGTACCGTATAATAGAATGCTAGAACGCCCCGCAGCCGCCGGCATACAAGGATTGGTAATGGCAGCTATTCGCATATTTGTAAGCGTCCACTATCTTAAGTCGCTCGCCACCTTTACCCAATTTGCTCCCAAATTTCCTGAAAACTACAGCAACGTCTATGCCCACTATATTGTAGAGCGCATGCGAGAAGCCTTCATGGATTCTAGCACCCAGTGGTTTAGTCCCCTTCAGGATAATGAATTTTGGTACGCCTTTTTAGAACAAGCTGTGCAAATGTATGGTTATATGGTGGATGCTGAAGCCGAGGGAGGTAACCCGTGGAAGATGGAGAATTTAAATACGACTGATATCCCAGTGGATGTGCTTGAGGCACTAGAACACATCAACGATTATCAGCAGGCCTATGTATATCCTACTGAAGAAACTCTCCTAGGCGCAAAGTACTATGACTTAGCCAGCGAATGGGATAATCTTGAGGAGTATCAACAAGATCAGAACCTTGCTGCCGTCAAAGCCACAGAAGATTCGGCTAAGACTATTCTTAAAGAGTTGGTTATTCAAGAGTTGCAACATATGAGCGACAAATTCATTCGCAACTTGAAGCCGCTGGGTATGGAGCCAGTCGTTAAAGATGTGGACTATTATTATATGTCCAAATTCTGCGCTGGTTCCACGCTTGATCTGCAGAAAGAATTTGTGGAAACTGTTGTGGGACTCCCCAGTCCAGAGAACCCCGATCCTTATGGAGATGGCAGCGTGTGGCCCGGGCCCTATTATACAAATGGTAATGAATTTTCCTTAGCTGATGGTTCGACTTATGTGGGCTATTATCATGGCCAATACAATGAAGATGAATCGCGCACTATGTATATGGTCGGCGAAGAGCATTCGGAGGAAGCTCATGAGGAGCTACGTGCGTTTGCAAACAAAGTTCAAGTTCAAATTGGAGATGTACCCAGTGTTGTTGACGGAATCGCCACCACAACCGAACAGCCGTTTATCATTGAGAAATACATCTCCATTAATAATACCCGCAAGGATCCAGCTGCTGCTGTTGCAGAAATTAAAGCAAAAAAAGCAGGCAATATTTCGGATCATTACCCGGGAACATTGGATTTCGAACGAGCAAAAAGTATCCCAGTGGGAAACGAAGCAAAAGATTCTTCCGAATTGATTTTAAGACAAACCACAGATCCCGCGATGGGTACCCCTTCCGCTGCCCACGGCCCCATGGGCGGCCCCGGACCAGACGGCAAGATGGCAATCGTAGGACTAAAAGGTAAACTCGGAGTGCGTTATGGCCTTACCTTTAAGATGGCCGTAGGCGATCCTACGGCGCCCAAAGAGATTGTTTCTGTGGAGATTGATGCACTAGATGTGCCAGTATCGGCGATGCCTAATTTAGAGGGCAATAGCAAGTTATTGTTGTGTTTGTTGGGTAAACTTAAAGATCATCCGCGTTTTAAATTAATAACTCAATATATCTTTTCCATGAAACGAGCCCTAGCTATGACGGCCATTTATAATGATATGGGTTTCTTGCCTTCCATTGGAGAATATACTGTTGAAGCAGGCGCCCTCCACGGTGTCAATGCGTGGACTTTCGGCCCAAGTGTCGATGGTGCTGGCGACACGAAGCCCGGCGGGTGGATAAGCATAGATGTGGACGAGGACGGTTTTGTTAACAGTGCCGAGATTCTTTATGAACCGGGCTGGGCCGCAGCACAAGATAGAAATGGTTTTTTTGATAGTCCGTTCTTTATGAAGTTTGATGAATGGGATCAGATATTATTGCGCAACTCAGTACGGAGTTTACGAGACATGTTTAGAACCTATTATTATGCAAGGGATATGAGTCCTTCTAACTATGGCGGCGACGACACGGCCGCCCAGTGGATCGAACAACTTAAAGAAAGATTTAAATTTGATCCTTCGAAGGCGTTCTTACCTTGGTGGAAACAAAATCGCATCCGTTCTAACCCATTCAACAGTAATGGTCATTTATGTACCAAAAAAGATTGATCGTGAATATTTATAGAGAGAGTAAATTAAATGTCATCATTAGCAGTTAAAATTCCCCTTACCCGCGACTCTATTGACGGGTTCGCAATGATCAAGGACATCAGAACCCTTATAAAGCAAAATTTTAAGATGCTTTTGCTTACGAATCCTGGCGAGAGAGTAATGGAGCCCGAGTTTGGTGTGGGTATGCGGCGCTTTCTTTTTTCTAATTTTACTCAAGAAACATTTAATTCCATTGAGGCTGATATTAGAAGTCAGGTGGCCATCTATTTGCCTGTGATTTCTATTCTTGAAATTAGCTTTGGGATGTCTGAAGAGCATCCAAATTCGCTGGATGCAGAGATTAGATATTTGATCCCCGCTATAAATGTTGAAGATTTATTAGAATTTACTATTTAATTTGAGGGTTTTTGAATGCCTAAAGACCAGAAAAAATTAATGCCCATCAACTATACGCACCGCGAGTTTGCGTCTATACGAGATGATCTAATACAAATAGCCGAAAGATTCTACCCAGACACCTTTCAAGATTTTAGCGAAGCGTCATTTGCGTCAATGATGGTAGATGCAGTCGCGTATGTTGGAGATCAGCTATCTTTCTATCTTGACTATAACGTCAATGAGGCGTTTTTAGATACGGCCTATCAATATACAAATGTAGTGCGCCATGGCCGCACGCTCGGGTATAAGACTCAAGGGCGACCTTCCACTTATGGAGAAGTCTCTTTGTTTATTTTGGTGCCGGCTAGCGCCACGGGTATAGGCCCCGATAGTGACTATCTCCCAGTTCTAAGAAGGGGTTCGACCTTTAGCAGCAATACGGGCCTCTCCTTTGTTTTAATATCGAATGTAGATTTTGCCAATCCTCGAAATTTCACCGTTGCTGCACGTATTGATGAGACCACTGGCGCCCCGACCCATTATGCAGTCCGTGCATATGGGAACATCGTATCGGGCAACTTTGATCAGGAAACGGTCACCGTTAACGACTATGAAAGATTTTTAAGAGTAAACTTAACGGCCGACAATGTAGCCGAGATCATTTCAGTTTTTGACGCCCAGGGAAAGCAATATTACGAAGTAGAATATTTGGCTCAGGATATGGTATTTAAAGAAATCGTCAATTCCAATTATAAGAACGACAATGTCCCAGCACTAGTAAAGCCGTTTTTGGTATCACGAAAATTTACAGTGGAATTTTTCAATGATCGGGTGGCCCTTCAGTTTGGAAGCGGAAAGGCTACAGAATCTAATGTTGTAGCTAATCCTCAAAACATTGCCGCAGATGTTTTTGGTAAAAAATATATCACCGATTCCACCTTTGATCCTACGCGCATTTCTAAAAACGAAACGTTTGGCATTGTGCCGGCGAATACCACCTTGATTGTGACTTATAGAACTACTAACCCTCTCAATTCAAACGTGGCCGCGGGCGGGGTATCGCAAGTGGCAACGCCCGTTTTTGAATTCAAAAACGAACAAAAACTTACTGCAGCTACCATCCAAGAGATTGTTCAATCTTTAGAGGCTCTGAATGCAGAGCCGATTTCTGGAGATGTAACCTTTCCTAGCTCAGGAGAAGTAAAAAGACGAATTTTCGATACCTTCCCCACTCAAAACCGCGCCGTCACCCAAGCAGATTATGAGAATGTATCATACAGAATGCCCTCTAAGTACGGCGCCGTCAAACGCGTCTCGGCACAACGGGATGCCAACTCTCAAAAGCGCAATATCAATCTTTATGTGTTGTCGGAAGATACTAACGGAAAACTCATCACCGCCAACTCTACAATTAAAAATAATTTAAAAACTTGGATTAATAACTATAGAATGATTAACGATACTGTCGATATTCTTGATCCCTATATTATTAATTTTGGAATTCAATTTGTAGTAAAAGCCAAGGAAATGGCTGACAAGTACAGCACTTTAGATGCATGCGTCGGAGCCCTCGGACAACACTATGCAGAAATCGGCTTTATTGGGGAACCCCTATATGTGAGTGATGTATATCAAGTGTTAAAGGATGTAGAAAACGTGTTGGACGTATTGAAAGTTAAAATTGTAAGCAAAACAGGTGGCGAATACTCTACGGCGGCCTTAAATATTAGCAGCAATATGTCCGCCGATGGTTCTTATTTAATAGTTCCAAAGAACGCTATTATAGAATTAAAGTTTCCCGCGGTCGATATTGTAGGAAAGGTGAAATAATGCCAGTCAAACACTATACGGCATCAGCCGACAACACTATTACTAATGCCTATAAAGTAAGTTCTTATGGTACTACCAAAACTAACACCCGTGGCACGGGATCCAACACCGGTGTTGCCGATGTAGTAGAGGTGTTTTCCTCATACGGTGCTTTTAGTAGTGGTTCCCAAGAACTTTCACGTATTCTCATCGATTTTCCTGTAGCTACTATTTCCTCAGATCGCACAGCGGGCAAAATTCCCGCTAGTGGAAGTGTAAATTTCTTTATGCGATTGCGTAATGCAAAGCATGCACATACAGTGCCTGAAGATTTTACATTGGTAATATTGCCTGTGGCTCAATCATGGCAAGAAGGAACAGGCTTAGATTTGGTAGGACACCAAGATGACACCAAAGGGATCCCCGGCTCAAACTGGATGAGCGCTTCCAATACCACTCCGTGGACCGGCAGCAATTATACTACATTGGATTCAGTAGGCGGCTCCTATCGTACCGGCTCCTCAGATCCGCAATTTAAACAAACATTTAAAACTGGTCTGGAAGATTTAGAGGTAGATGTTACCCCTCTTGTGGAGCATTGGATTGCTGGCACAATCGACAGTAATGGTGTGGGAGTCCACCTCACGTCGTCTCAAGAGGCTTATTATGCAAATGACGGAGGGGTTTATTCGGGCAGCGCCCTTCCCTTATCTAGCGGCGCAACTTATTCCTATTATACCAAGAGGTTTTTTGCCCGTACCACAGAATTTTTCTATAGGAGACCTCATATTGAAGCCCGCTGGGATGATACAACTAGAGATGATCGCGGCAGTTTTTACTATAGCAGTTCTTTAGCACCCGCAGCAGACAACCTCAACACCATTTATCTTTACAATTATGTTCGGGGACGCCTTACGAACATTCCAGACTTAGGGAGCGACAATAGAGTATATGTAAGTATCTTTTCAGGAAGTACGGACAATTCAGAACCTTCGGGCTCCGCTTTAATTCTGGTCGCTGATAATAGTGGCTATGTACGCAGCGCTGCCCCCACTATTGTGACAGGGGGTCAAGTATCAACAGGTATTTATAGTGCGTCCTTTGCCATTACAGCAGCCGCGACCGCGGTCAAGACACTGTATGATATATGGTTTACCGGTAGTGACGTAACAGTGGCAGCCTCTTCATCGACTGCTACTCGGTATTCTACCGGCTCCATTGCCCCAAGCACCTTAGTAGGCGGTGGCGCCGCGCGCGATCCGGTTTATTATATCAATATTACCAACTTAAAGAATCGCTATAACGTCAATGAAAATGCGCGCTTTAATTTATATGTTAGAAACAAATATTGGAATCCTACGATTTATACCAAGGCAAATTCCTCTGTATCTACAACGAATATCGTGAGCGCTTCTTATAGTATTATCCGACTCATGGATGCTTTTGTCGCCCTTCCTTATGGTACTGGTTCTATTTTGTCGACTGGATTATCATATGATGTGTCAGGCAATTATTTTGATCTCGATATGAGTGTGTTAGAGGCGGGATATGGATATGGAATTAAATTTGCATTCTATGATCCCGAATTGACATCGTGGATCGAACAAGATCGAATCTTCAAATTCCGAGTAGAAGAGTATGAGTATTAAAAAACTTTTCGGTGATCCGAGTCGCAAAAGAAATTACCTCTCAGATCAAACCCAAAAAACAACAGTCGCAGATGTCGAATCTTCCCGTAATATTCAAGAAATACGAAGGAAGCAACAGACTTTTGTTCCTCATGTAGATTATTCTGAGCCGGCTAACTTTGCTAAATTTGGCTCGGCCTATCTTTATTATAAATCGTCTATTGAAAGGATTCTTGATTTCTATCCTTATGATGGCTCAGAAGCAGAACTAACAAAGTTTTATAACGATTCTCTAAGCATAGACAAATACATTTTCAATAAGAAATATCCACGCACAACGGGTTATGCTATATTGAGCGCTGACGCGTGGGGCACCGCCACGTCAGTTACATCCGACGGCTATGGCCTACCTGCAACGGCTGAATATATTACATTTTTTGGAGGCCCCAATATTGCTGCCACCAACACGACTCTACAATCGATGGTACCCGATCCACTGTCTAGTAAATTCAAGTATAACAACATTTATGACACTTCTATCTATTCTACCGCAGGTCTTCCTTCTGATTATGGATTAGGAACCCGCGAATCTAACCTCAAGAGCAACTTTGACACGGGAGTGACGGTAGAATTCTGGATACAAACAGGTTCCCTCTCTACATCCCTTACAGAGAAGCAGGTTGTGTTCGACATGTGGAACAACGAAACCTCGTCAAGTGTTGACTATGGGCGAATTACGATTGAGCTAGATGGCACTGCGGCAGGCTCCCCATTTTTAATTACAGCACAGTCAGGCGCCGCATCCGCATCCGCACAGACTATTTTCACCTCTTCCATCGGTACCGACGTCGACCTTTCTTCTCTAAGTGATTGGAAACACTATGCAATTGCCTTACATAACTCAGGAAGTAACTTTATTGCCAAATTATATGTGGATGGAGTATTGGATGACACCAATACCTATGCATCGGTTAATCTGGGAGAACTTACATCCAAGAATATGGTGGGTCGTATAGGAGGGTTATTAACTGCCCCAAGCGGCGCCGCAGTTGGTGGAACGCTTCCCTCCGCTTATATTGGCGGTGGAAAGCTAAGTGGTTCTGTAGACGAGTTTCGATTCTGGAAGGCCACACGTGACGCATACGACATCAATCGAAAATGGTTTACTCAAATCCGCGGCGGAGTTAATTTAGACATCTCCAACACTACCTTGGGCATGTACTACAAGTTCAATGAAGGAATCACAGGCAATTCTGTCACCGATAGTGTAGTATTAGATTATGGCGGCCGCCTTTGCAATGGTACATGGACAGGCTACGGCACTACCTCACGTAATACTGGTTCTGCAATTTTATCGGCATCTGTCGCCATTAAAGAGTATGAAGACCCAATTGTTTATGCAGAGCACCCCCTCGTTCAGTCGCTTAAAACCGATTTAACGAACAAGGGTATTTATCACGACGGACAAAACACTGCACTCTTTAAGAATTTGATGCCATCGTGGATGATCGAAGACGCATCCGTCACAGATAACACCGATCTCGAAAGACTTTCACATGTTCTAGGAACGTATTTTGATACGCTATATCTCCAGATTTCAGCGCTTCCCTCTCTGAAACACGTGAGTTATACGAGCGCATCGCATGTGGCGCTCCCGTTTGCGCAACATCTACCGCAATCTTTGGGATTGTATGCTCCAGATATCTTTATCGATGCCTCCATTATAGAAAAATTCACAAATCGCGACACTGATCGACTATTTGAAGGAGATTTAACTGAAACTAAAAATCTGATTTATACCAATCTTTACAACAACTTAGCTTATATCTACAAGTCAAAGGGTACCGAAAGAGCGATCCGCAATACTCTACGGTGTTTCAACTTAGATGACAACTTAGTTTCTTATAATATTTATTCTAATAATCAAACATATGAATTAAAAACCAACCTCAAGCAAACTCTTAAGAAAAAGACTTTCATTAATTTTGATGATCAATATAGCCTAGGCGCCGTGGTTTATCAGGCGGCAGATCCAAGCGAGTCTGATTCCCGAGGCTATATTAGCGGGACGTATGAGAGCGGCTATGAAGATAATTATGGTCTTACTGTCGAGAGCGGGTTTACGTTTCCCAGATTCTTCCGCTCCTTAGATTTATTTGATCGTAATTTTATCACCGCATCTTTGTTTGGTATACAAACAGCAAACACATCAGCACTGACTGATCCCGCCTTCCTGACAGGTGCCCAAGACACAGCTAATTTTCAGGTGTATGCAGTCCGTGACAAGCAGTACTCTAAAAATGTTTACTTTAAACTGACGTCATCTGTTGATCCTCATCCGTTCTCTGCACTTACCAGTAGCACCTTTATGGGGGTGTATGATGACGAAAATTGGAACTTGTCGGTTCGAATAAAGCCCAGCATCTACCCGTTGGCTAATTTGGTATCAGGCGCCACCGATTACGACTATGACGTCATTTTCTCTGGCTTCAACAACAAACTAGGGACCGTCCAAGACTCTTTCGCAGTTTCATCTTCGGTCACAAAAACTGTTGGCCAAAACCTTCTCCGCGCCGCAAAGCGCGTGTATGCTGGCGCCCGCAGAACCAACATCACAGGCACGATGGTCTATAAATCAGATGTGCTGTTAGCCGGCTCTAAATATTGGACTAAATATTTAGACGATGCTTCTTTGAAGCAGCACATGTTTGATCGAGATAATGCAGGAATTTCTGGATCGTATCGTCACATTTCCCCTCTCGATGCTGTTTCTACCAAATCTTATAACTTAAACACTCTCGCCTTAGACTGGGGTTTTGAAAACATAACTAGTTCTGATGGAACAGGTAATTTCTACACGACTGACTTAAGCTCAGGCTCGGCTGAGTTTAGAGGCGCCTTTGGGTGGGTGAGCGAAATTGGAGCGTACCTGCATACGGGCAAAGGCCATGGATTCGCAGCAAACCACACAGGAGCGGTAGACAGCAAATACACCAATGAATTTGTCTTTATAGATCCCGAACAAGTGGTTTCATCAGATATGGTTCAAGTCTTATCTGATGATGATCGGACTTTCGGTCTTGTAGAGCAGGTACCCAATTATACTTACACAATTGAAAAGAGCCTTTATGCCGCTCTGACTCAGAATATCTTAGATTTCTTTGCTGGTGCCATCGACTTCCATCACCTAATTGGCCAACCAGTTAACCGCTATCGCGAAAGATACAAGATGATAGAAGCTCTTCGTCGCATCTTCTTTGAAAAATTCCAAGATATTCAGACCGTTGAGAAATTTACTGAGTATTATAAGTGGTTTGATGATGCAATTGCATTGATTATCGGCCAGATGGTGCCAGGATCCGCGGACTTTGTGAGTGATGCGTACAACACCATTGAAAGTCACGTATTGGAGCGCAACAAATATAAGAGCCAATATCCCACAATTGAATTTAAAACACCCCTTCCAGAAGCCCACATTAGAGGTATTGTTGAAAAGGTAATCGATTACGAAGACATGTCTTCGCCTGTTCCTTCATCACCCCGCTCCACCCGAGAGCATCTCACATACTGGCGCCAACGCGCCTCCTCTTCAGCGGTAGAGATCTCATCCAGCGTTTCGTCTGTTGATAATGTACGCACCGTAGTTAAAGAAGTTTCTTATAGCACTCCCGTGCTAAGTCAGAGCATGCCCACACTTACCACTGTCGACGGCACCAAATATCACCGCAATCGCCGCTTGGCCACTCAGCTTGATCCTACTGTAATGTTCGACACGGTTCAACAAAAGAACATTAAAGGTGGTGTTAACTTTGCTCCCACCAAGCGAATTGGGTATACCTACGCGGCACTGTATCCTGCTGGCCCCATTTATAACCCGAGCGGCGGTGTCTTTATTCCCCAAAACGTTCTGCTTGGACTCACGGAAGATTTGGTAGGATTACAAGAATTAGAATTAACAGACTTCCACAAGAACCATCCCGATGAAAAAGTTTATCGCACCATCAAAGTACAGCATGGTCGCAATTGGGAAGACGGGGTAGGATATACAAATGTCAAGTCAACCTTAGCGTTCCCGTTTAACATCATTAGTTCTTCAGTAATTTCGGGCTATAACAGCGGGGTAGTGGCTCGTGTCACAGCTAGTGTTGAGGTCACCAATCTTCACAATGACGTATACGGAGACGATATGGAAGTTCCGATGCAGGGCCCATGGTCTGAGTATGCGGCAGGTGGCCACCAATCACGCCACGTGCCNTTGAATAAGAGTAGTTCAACTAACATCGATATTTGGGGCGACGACACCGCCCGCCGCGGCGTTGGTCTAGACAACTATACTTCGCGCCCCGAAGCATGGAAGTTGTTGTTGGGCAGATGTGCTGGCCACACAGGCGCCATAGGTATGGTCGGCGCCGATTATCCATGGCCAGAAGCCAATGAAATAGGTGAGAGACCATATCCCATGACCGCCTCTCAAAAGGCCGTTTATTATAGAGACTTTGTGGCCAAGACCCCCTACGTGCTTCGCAACATTTTACTAACCACTGGCTCCACAGTTCTTGGTAATTATCGCAAAAATTACGATGTTGTTCAGGCGCCCGGAGGCTGGGCAAACCCCAGACAGTTTATTGAGAATCAGCCTGTGTTACCTGCATCGCAGAGCGTCGGCCGAGCCGAATGGCNTGAGGGAGGTCGTTCAAGGGCTGGTATCTTCCAAGGCACAACCAACCAGGCTACTCAAACTAAAACAATTTTCGACATTCATCGTGGTGCAGGCTGGTTTAACCCGCATCCCACGGCAGGTAGCGTATACACAGGATATACAGGAAGCCACTGCGAATTTGTGCCTGATTATCCGGTGGCCTATCTGACAAAGAGCGCGAATCAATCAGTTATTATCTCTAAGTTCTCCAACCCTGGCGGTCTTGAAGTAAGCCCTGCAGGCTACAGAGATTTTAGATCCGATGAATACTCAGTCTATAACTCTACGAATTACCGCAACTTAACAGTCATTAAGCCCTCTCAGGCGTCTTCTGGCACCCTTTCAGAGCCCACTGGGGCTGGTGGCCCAGGCGTACGTGTTTACGACCTCCACGGCTATGACTATGGCTTGCGTTCTCTAACTTCTCGCCATGCAGCACGCTTCTTCCGCGATTCTCTGTGGGTAACTGGAACAACTGCTGAATTCACAGCCAATGATCCTCGAAGCGGCGCACCAGGCGCCCAATATGCACAGCTACCGTGCTTCCATCGTGTGCACAGAAACAACAAGAGAGTTGCCAAAATTTGTAATATAACCATGACTCCCCAGTTTAAAACCTATTATCTTGATAATGATACGGCTTTGTATTTCGGCACTGAATCTGACAGCGATAGAATGCTTCTAAACGCTGACTCTTCCTCGTGCTTGACTTTATTGACAAGCTCCCGCGCATATGGGCTTACCTATACCAGCTGGATCAGNTTNCCTGCTGGAGATACAACNGGTAGAGAAATCTTCTGTGTTGGAAAGGCCCGCGCTGGTGATGACCCCTTTATTCGAATTTATAGAGACTATGATGGAAANGGGGATCGTTGGTTGAACTTGGATTTCCGCACGCGGAAGACTCACCCATGGACCGGCACCACCGCTTTGGCTAAGCTATCCGCCTCTGCCGCGGCCCTAAACGATGGAGAGTGGCATCATATCGCAGTAACTCTCCCTACCGGATCGTCCGCGAAGCCCGGCGCCACCATCGGATTTTATATCGATGGCAGCCCCGTTACTGCCGTAACAGGTACTGCGCCATATGAGTGGTTTGATCAGCGAGTACAAACAACACTCTACGATGTTAATGGCTGGATTGAGCGAGATGGAGGAAGCACGTGGGCGATTGGAAATGGTAGCACTGCGTGGGGTAGTAGAGACTTTTCTGGCTCCATGGATCAAATTGCTATATGGACTCGGGCCTTAAGTGCCACCGAGGTGAGTGAAATTTACAATGGCGGAATTCCCTGCAATATTACCGGAACATCAGCTTATACATACGACACTGATAGACTCTTTGCGTGGTATTTGCTGGGAGAGCAGCCCCTATATCCTACAGCCGTCTCGCCCGCTGACGTAATTCAATCCGCAAACTCGGGTCTCTTCGTCTCTGGAACTAACTCAATATTCAACAACGCCCCGAGCGCCAGCGGAGAAGAGCCGCATAACTTGATCCCCTTGGGTAAGTCTGGGACAAGCCTGGCTACATTTGAACTCTCGACAACTCAACACCCGCCCCCAGTCGCTGGCTGTGATTTTGTCCAACTTCTTGGTTATACAGAGACAACCAATTCATGTGAAGTAGATGTGTTCGATAATCTCTATATTCACCATCAAATTCCTCGTGCCGATAGGCAATATACATGGATCACAGGCGCAATCTCTGCGTCCGATGACTTGAGATATTGGGGCATGATGCCAATACACGGCCCGATGGCCGGCCTGTACTCTAGCTCAGTTGCTGGCATTGAATCTTACATGCCATGGGTTTCGGCTAGTGAATTCGGTTCGATTGTGGCTGTAGGTAATCGGGTCTGGGGCTACGATCGTTCTTATGCCGGCGCAGCCGCGGCATCCTTCGTTCCCACTGCTTTTGGTAACCTAAACACGAATATCTACGAACCAATCACTACCACGGCTCCGTCGGGCTCGAATGTGTCTTATATGAATACATTGGGTTACGCATCAGGCTCAGCGATCCCAAGTTATGCTAATTTTCCCTCCTTCATAGATTTAGTAAATGTGGACGACCAACCCACGCTCTTCAATGGAATTCTGCTTAAACGCAACGGCATCTACGGCTGGTGCCCCTTTACTCAACTACACCAACAAGACCATCCGATTCTTATGGACGAGAAGAAGAACAATGCACTATCGATGATGTACACATCCTCCATTCCAGAACGCATGATCTTGCGGCCACTGTCGCTCAAAGGCCGTTCAGTAAGGCTTAATTATGATTACACGACTCCCATCACCATTCGAGGGATCAGATCAGTTCCCAACCAAAATGCAACGCTGGAAACAACATACAATAACGAATTCATCTACTTTAACCAACGCAAACTTGACGATCATCTCGATATCGACAAAACACTTGTGGGCGAGATAACTTCATTTGAACAGTTAGTAGCTCTCAAATCAGAGCCTGGTTTTCGCTTAAACTGGATTGATTACACAGAGTGTGTTTATCCTGCGCTTATTAACGAATTCTCCCCCACCTCTTCGTTTAGGGTGGGATATGACAATAAATATTGGAGAACTAGTCGCGCCAATAGACAAACCCTAGGCGCTACCCTCAGCAACTCAGTCGGCATTTGGTCTCAATATCCTCCGGGTCATGGGTTCTCATCCACGGCTCGAATGAGCCAAAGCTCTTGGCCTCTTGATGCACCGGTAGATTTTATAACTCGCTTAGATGCTCCTTTGTTCAAAACTCTTGGTGGCTCGGTTTATGAGACAAGCCTGCGGAAGTCTTCCTCTGCTGGAGAATTACAGAATACGTATGGATGGTGGCATGGACCGAGTGCCTCCGCCGGCTGGGTCGGAACCGCGGTTTTCTTAGCAGAAGCGCTTCAGAATGGATTATCTCCAGGCGCTCTCTACGCGCGCAAACAAACATTGGCTTCTCCGCTATCAGTCACCATTCCTGGCACTAGTGCTCCGTCGTGCTCACTGGGTTCATATATAGGAGGGATAGAATTTAATTGTGTCACCGATGGGCGCCTCCCAGCCTCTCGCGGCGCTGGTGAAGCATATTGGGATGCCCCAGCCACAGCGGGATACACCACAGCCTCTATTGATGCCAACTCAGCTACTGGTGAGACTATCGTGAGTTTTGTTTCTGCAGCCTCTGAACCCTGGTTTAATGACTACGATGACTTTAAGGCAGATCTTAAACTTAAAGCTCGTGGCTACTCTATCATTCCTGAATTTAGAATAAGCGAAAGAATAGAAGACTATACACGAGACGGGATTACCTCTAATTTTAATACTTTCCAGATCCCAGGCACAGATCGCAACAGTACGGAAGATGCTTTCTATATCGATTATTCTAATTCTGACTTTATGAGCAAGTTTTTAGATATTAAGCAAATGTCAAATATGCAAGGAGCCGAATTCAAACTTACGTGTCATGCGGCTCTTAGGTTTAATCCGTACAAAGGGTTTTATCCGGCCCAGAGAACGTTGGACTTGCTCACTCAATTTTCTAAATCTTATGCAGATTCCATCATACTTGATCATAATCTCACTACCGTCTACCCTTTGTCGGGCGCCAATACCGCGATGGCTCGAATGGTATACCAGCCTTTGTTCGCCCCTGGTATCCTCTATAATTCAATTAAAAGCGGGATAGCGTGCGATTGGCCTATTATTGGGGGCGGTAATCTTTTGACTGCTTCTTTATATACTGGTTCTAATGCTACAAATCTTAGTGAGTCCAATTGGGCATGGTACCCGCGCCCCTTTGCCGACGGTATTGGTGAATTTGTTACGGGATCGATTTGGTCTAAACGTTTGCCCTTTGAAGCCATTATTGATCCTCATACGAGTATGCTTGGTCACGATCTGTACGATATGGAGCCTGACCCTTCGTGCTCCTTTAACTGGCCAGTAACCGGTACCCTGGCTTCTGCACCCACTAATCAATTGTATAGTTTTATGGCTAGCAATTTTACTGCTGAGGTTGGTAAATTCTTTTTGCGAGATTCCAACTACACGAAGCTCTCCTCTGACGCCCTTTCGGTAGGAACCACTCGGTTTGAAGGAGACGGTGAAACCTATGGTGCGCGGCTGCGCCTCAATGCTTCTTTTAATGGTCAGCGCGCTTATACTTATGAATCCGGAGCGACGGGTGACAATACGTGGTTTGGTAAATTTGGCGCTAAGTCATTCTTTAGAAATGCCGCGACCTACATCAATGAAGGCACTTTTGAAATACCACAAGACCCCCATTTCAACCCGTACTTTAAGCGTAACTTTGTAATGTATAGTCGCGCCAGTGCGTTTGGGCCCCCCATATCTGGGCGCATTCCGGGTGATGCGAGCGGCAATCAAGATTCCTACGTGTCTGGAAGCGATTATGGAATGGTAGACTCTTTCAATGGCTTTAATTGGGCATATACCCCCCCTCATACTTACGGGGAGGCCTGGGTAGACTTTATTTTCCGACCCCAAGCAGAAAAGGATTATGACCTAGACGCAATTCTTGCAGAAACAACAGCCTCATACTGGCGCTTTGATCCTGGCCCCGATACAGGCTCTGTTACTTTTGGAAATATACCGTCCAGTGGGCAATATACTCATACGTTGATCGCCGATAATTTAAACCACCAAAGCTCCTCCAACACTTCTCCGTATAATGGTTTTAACATTAACCACAACGCCATGCAACTTAGTTCTAGTGTGAATTTGTTTGGCGTTGAAAATATTATGAAGATCAAGCGGGATCCAAATACCGGTCGCGTTATTGAAGAGGAGAGCGAAATTGTCGGAAAACGATGGGTTATTCAGCCTAAATTTGAAACCCCCATGCTTAATTTTGCGGACACAGGCATACATCCGGTAAGCGGAACCTTGTTGGACAGCGGCTCATTCCCAATTAGTGAATCCAATGCTCCCGCTAGCAGTGCCGGCACAAAAACTCTCCCACTAAACGCTTATGGCCGCGACACTGCCGCTAACGGCATGTGGCACCAATTTGGAGTAATTCCAGAGAACGCTGGTAAAGGTATTTTCCTTCAAATAGGAGATATTCCTACGCAATGGCTTCGGTACCATTATTTGGTCGCATCCGCCAGCAGTCTTTATAACAATTTCACACCCCCGTCCAAGCCCAACGACTCTACAGTACACCTTAATATGAAGTCCTTCTCGGAATTGATGGGTTTTGGTCTGACCAATTCTATAGCCAAGCTCGGCATTCTTGCCGAGTCGCAGACTATTCGAGAAGCTATCGTGGCTATTCCCTACATATTAGAGGGAGATCCCATAGGCGCGGTCCTCCCCACCAGCCCGTCGGCGCGCATGCGAAAGAGTTTCATCAACATTCCTACGGCACGCTATGAAGCAGCGATGGACCCCGCGGGCGGAACAACTTCTGCGGATTCCCTTTTCGCTGCTGGCCAATCAATTCGGCGCCTCGTCGAAAAAATGGGCAAGTATGTATTGCCGCCTCAGTTTGATTTCTTGCAAAATACCGAAGTGGATCCCATTGTAATGTACATTTTTGAATTTGAATATAAACTGGATAAGGATGATCTCTCCTACATCTGGCAAAATATGGCCCCCAGGAACTATAAGACAATGTCTTTCCAAAAAGATGCGGTCGCTCATGAGTTATTTAATACAGAATTGCTGGAAGAAAGCAATATTATGGAGAATCCCGATTTACGATGGATGGTATTTAAGGTGAAACAGAAGAGCCAAAGCCGATACCAAGAGATTATCACTCCCCAGGCCTCACGGGGCATTCCCCCCAGTGTCCTATTCACCGATCCATCGCACGAGCCCACTTACCCCCTCCGCTACAATTGGCCATATGATTATGTGTCAATTGTAGAGTTGGCTAAGATTGAAGCTGAAGTAATGTATAAGCCTGCAGTCTTTGGAAGCACCGGTACAACCTTCCCGGGCATGGGCGAATCTGGTGGCCCCACCGTCTTCCCTTCTCCCCCCACTTTTTCTCCCGGCGCCTTGCCCAGCTGGGCAAGCG